CGCATTGTCATGGGCGCTAAGTTAACCGATGACAAGGATAACGTAAATGCCCAGATTCTAAAGCTCCAAGCAAGCGTGTTAGCAGAAGACGCCGCTTTTTGTAACAAGAAGTTCCAGCCCAAGTTCCTTACCCAGCATGAGGACATCACGGAGCGGGTAAACAGACAGGAAGCCCTTGAGGAGCTGAAGCGCCTTGTCGCCAATAACCCTGATATTCGGGAAATCATGAAGGGAATAGATGAGGTTATTGATGGAGAGGTAGTCCGGGACGCCATCGGTGAGGCACCAAGTGAATGACGCCATCCTGAAGATTTCAGACAAAGACCTTGGCAACTTGCTCAAAATAGCCAAGGATTACGACAGGCTCAAACGCGAGAGTGCAATCCATGACTGGAACCCGCTTCCCAAACAGTGGCTCTACCTGAACAGCCACGCCAAGGTCAAGGCGTTCTGTGCCTGCAACCAGGGCGGCAAGACTTCAACCGCAGTCTTCGAGGAAGCCTCACACCTCACTGGCATCTACCATCCAGACTGGAAGGGCGTCAGGTACACGAAACCAGTGAGGACGCTCTTGGCTGGTGTGACTGGAGTCTTGGTCCGCAACACTCTACAGGAGAAGCTATTCGGCCCGATTGGGCAGTGGGGCACGGGCATGATCCCAAAGGAGTGTATCGACTTCGATAGCCTGATTATCAACACATCACCTGCGAAGCTGATTGACCAAGCCAGGATCAAACATGTGCCTTCAGGAGAGTGGTCAACGCTTAGGTTCATGTCTTATGCCCAGGGGCGTGTTACATTCCAGGGCATTACGGTTGATAGGGCACTAATGGATGAGGAGCCACTGAATGGGAGCGAAGACATTGTGGGTGAGGTCAAGACGCGAGTCTTGAAGGAGCATGGCCACCTGTGCTTCACATTCACGCCTCTCGCAGGCATGACGGCAAACCTACAGTGGCTTCTTTCTGATCCAGCCGTTGAGAACTTCAGTATCTGGCTTGACGATTTGCCGTGGATGACGGAAGCGGATATTGAGGCTTACTTGGCTGGCATGCCTGATTATGAGGCAAAGGCACGCAGGTATGGCATTGCGGCCTCGGCATCCGGGCTCATCTACCAGTTCGATGAGAAACAATACACGACTGAGTCATTCCCGATCCCGAAGCACTGGCCCCGCATATCCGGCTTTGACTGTGGCATCAATCACCCGTCTACGGCAGTATCCTTGGCTTGGGACCAAGAGGCCGATTGTGTCTATATCTATCAGGAATACTGGTCGCAGGGCAAGAGCGTCCCAGAAGTTGCGATGCACTTGAAACCCTGGGGAACCAAATTTGCGATGCCTCATGACGCCTTCGCCAACGACAAAATGGGTGAAGGCAATAGTGTGGCAGCATTTTACAAACGTGAAGGCTTCGATGTCATTCAGGGGGACCGTGATCGTGAGGGCCGTATCGCAAAGGTACGCGCGATGATTGCGTCAGGTAGACTTTGGATCTTCAAAGACCGATGCCCGCAGCTTCTCAAAGAGTTCAAGCTCTATCGTAGCAAGCCTACTGACCCTGGCAAGGTGCTTCGCAAGGACGATGACACTATTTCTGCTTTCGAGCATGCGGTCCAATACTACGAGGAAAGCGTCCCCAAGACTGATCCTACCCCGCAGTTCGAGATTAAGCAGTTCAAGCCTTTTGACCCAAAGCGAGGTATATGAGTGTATAATGACGCGCTGGAGGTGATGTAATGGCCGAGCTTGTTGAGAATGAGATTAAGTCTGATCTGAAGTGGGACGTTCTTGCCCAGCGAACAAAGCAGGAATTTGATGATGCGGCGCTAGCCAAGCAGTCCCAGGAGAAGATTTTCGTTAGGGCTCACTTCAATACGATTGGACGCTACCAGGGGGAGAACACCGACACTGTCTCTGCCGCCTTTGTGCAGGTGACACGCCCTCGCGTCCAGACTGCGCAGGCCATGTTGGTCCCCATCCTCATGCCCCCTGGTGGCCCGGCATGGGTGGTTGACTGTTCGCCAGAGCCGGACTTCCCAGGCCGTGACATGATGGTTCGGGACATGCTGGCTCAGGATGTTCCCGAAGAGGAAATCCACAAACAGATTCTCATCAAGGCGCAGTATGCGGCGGATCGTCTTGCCTTGAAGGTGAACGATGGCCTGGCGGAGGCTAACACCAGGGCTAAGTATCAGCGTCTTGTCCTGGATGCTGCCATCTATGGGGCTGGCTGCGCGATTGGCCCATTCGTGGAAGAGAAGAAGGCCAAGTCCGTTACCCCAGAGTGGCAGCCTGTTTCCCCGTTCGACATTTACCCAGACCCCAGCGGGCGATCTGTGGAAGAGTGCAGCTATGTGATTCATCGCTCGATGATGAGTGCTGTGCAGCTCCGCAAGTTGCGCAAAAAGCCTGGGTTCGATGCCGCCGCTATTGATGAGGTTCTGGCCACTAGTGATGGCAACTACACGCCGCAGTGGTGGGAGCAGCAGGTTGATCTCGCCAACGGTAAGAATACAAGCTACAGCTACAAGGGCCGCTATGAAGTGCTGGTCCGCTATGGCTGGATCAGTGGGCGCGACCTAAAGGATCAGGGACACGACATCCCCGATGACATGCTTGAGGACCAGACGATGATGATTATCTGGACCTGTGGGCACAAGGTCATTTCCATTCGCCCGTCCAAGCTGCATGCGGATCGTATCCCGGTTTATATTGTCCCCTACCAGATCAAGCCTCTGAGCCCTTGGGGTGTTGGCATCCCGGAGATGATGTTTGATTCTCAGGATGGCATCAATGCCTGTGAACGGGCCAAGTATGACAACATGGCCCTGTGCTCTGGTCCACAGATGATTGTTGACCCGAGCCGCATCCACACGGACCAGACTCCCATCGAGCAGGCTGCGCGCAAGATTTGGGCGATCAAGACTAGCGAAGTGAACAACATGGGTGATCCCGTTCGCTTCGAGTCCATTGATTGCCGCTTCGACCAGATCCAGCTTGTGCAGGATAAGGCCCTTGCGCTGTCCCAGGAACAGACTGCTATCCCTAATATGCTCATGGGCATGGGCGGTGATGGCGTCCACAACAGAACGGCTGAGGGCGCTACTCTTCAATACAATACGGCAATCACTCCGCTCAAGAGTGTCGTTTCCAACTTTGAGGATCACTTCGTCATCCCGTTCATTACGAGCGTGGCCAATCTCTATCGGATGTTTGATAGTGACCCCACGATTGTTGGTGACACCAAGATCATTGCTACTGGCCTCCAGGGCTTGATGGAGCGCGAAGCCCTCAGTGCAGACCTTCTCCAGTTCGCCCAGATTGCGGGTAGCAATCAGGTGTGGTCTGAGAAGACGGATATTGGGCGCATCTTCGACCTGATGGTCCGCTCCAAGGGCCTGGCGTCCAAGGGGATTACGATCCCTGCTGAAGTCATCGCCCAGCAGAAGATGCTTGAGCAGCAGGCCAAGAACCAGGATGAGCTTGCGCTTGAGCAGGAGAGGTCTCGGAACGAGCAGAAGACGCGGGCAGAAACTGCCCCTCGTGACGCAATACTGGAGGCGATGAAGCACGCCCCAGATAATAGCATGCTCAAGATTGAGTTGAACAAGATGCTCGTGGCCGACTGCGGCCTTATGACGCCAGAGCTTCTGAAGGCTTATGAGATCGAAGAGGCGAAGCTGCACATCAACAATGACGCCATGGCAAGGAAACTCGGTAGCGAAGTCGCTGCCCTTGGAGGGAATGATGAAGGGATGGATTACGAAGCTGCTGGGCCGGATGAAGGGGAAGAGGGTTTTGCCGGAACCGGAGCTGAAGGAGGCATGTGACCTGGAGAAGATTAACGATTACGAGCTACAGGGAATCGTCCAGCAAATCACGAAGGATGACCGCTGGTGCTATGTGGAAGCGTTGATCGTGCGGGAACGCAAGCGCCTATATGAAAACATTCTGTTCGCCAAGGGGGATGACTTCTTGACGATCCAGGGCAAAATTAAGCAATTGAATTGGTTGTTGCAATTGAGCCTCAAGAAGTGATATGATTGCATCATAACAGGGCGTCCCGTAAAGTCGCCGCCCTTTCTGGAGGAAAACCCCGATGTCCAACCCCAACCGAGAGGCAGAACTTGATGAACAGATCAGGCTGCTTGAGGCTGAAGCGAACGAGAGTGTCCCGGATAATGCCGCCGCTCCCGAGGTGGAAGCCCCTGTAGAAGCGCCTCTCTCGAACGATCCGCCTGCCAAGACCGAAACCACGGAGGCTATCCCACCGGAGGAAGCCAACCGTCTCAAGGATCTTGTGGAGAAGTATAAGGCTCGCGCTGAGAAGCGTGATAAGGATCTGGAACGTGGCCTGCATACGGCCATTGCTGAGAAGAAGCGGCTTGAGGAAACCACGAAGCAGCTTCAGGCAGAGCTTGAGGCCTTGCGTGCTTCCCGAACTTCCGCACCCGTGGAAGAGGTGGACGAAGAGGATGACTTCCCCGAAGTGACCTCTCGCATTAAGCCCGTTCTCAACCAGCTTGAAATGCTGAAGGCCGAGCTTGCAGAGCTTCGGCAGGACCGCGAGTCGCTGACTAAGCAGCGTGAGGAAGAGTTGTTCCAGGCGCAGGCGGCCCGGCATTTTGCCGAGGTTACGTCCAAGCACCCGGACGCGAATCTGTTCCTCGGTGACGATGCCAGCGAATACCGGCAGGCATATCTTGTCTGGGCTGAAGAGCAGGAGCCTGAGTATTACGAGGCTGCCACCAATCCTCTTAGCAAGTCTGCCAAATTCGTGGCTCGAACCATTACTGAGTTCAAGCGCGAAATCGGGATGGACAAGAAGGTTGAGACTCCTGGGCTTGGGGACATCGCCGTCAAGGCTGGCGCTCCCGCAAAGCCTGCACCGCCTAAGCCGGAAGAGACTGACACGTTCAGTCCCGCCCAGCTTAATTCCATGAACCTTGAAGACGAATTGTTCAAACGCCGCAATGACCAGACTGCCCAGGATGCCTTCATGGCCAAGGTGGAACGGTCTATTGCCAAATACGGAGGTTAGCTATGGCTAACGTGAATATGACTCCCGCCGCTGGCGCGAGCAACTACCCTGATCTTGAGAAGCCCGTTGCCTTCTACGAGAAGATCCGCCGCATTGACATGGCTGATGCCTATGCCAAGAAGGGCGCCAATCTGGCGGCCAGTGATGTGATCCAGGCCATTACGGTTAAGGCTGGTGAGATGGTGTGCAGCGTGTCTGCCAAGATCATCACCGCTTGCTCTGCCGCCATGACTGCCGCCATCGGCGACGGCGACGATCACGATGGTTACGTTTCCAGCGTGAGCCTCAATGGCACTGCTGGCACTGTGACCTTTACGCCTGGCGCTCTGATCCAGAGTGGCTCGACTCCCTTTGCCATTACCCAGGGCAAGGTTTACAGCGCGGATGACACGATTGATCTGGTTCTTGGCGGGACTGCTGCCAACGACGGCGTCGTGGAAGTCCGTGTTCTTTGCCGCAACTTGAACGCTTAATAGGAGGCTCACATGGGTATGACTGCTGGTACTACCAACTGGGGCAACAAGAAGTTTATCCCCCAGGCTTACTCTCTCAACGTCCTGAAGCGTTTCTATGCCAAGGACATTCTCATGGCCGTGACCAATACCAACTTCCCTGAGCTGAAGTTCGGGAAGAAGGGCGATACGGTCCATATCCGCAAGGAGCCCAAGTTCGTTTTCCAGGATCATCAGGTTGATACGCCCTTCAATTTTGATCTGGTCAATGATGAGGAAATCACGCTCACCATCGACTATGATAAGGTGTGCGCTGCCCGCCTGCCGAGTGAGTGGCAGAAGCTCAGCGATATTGACCTGAAGGCCGTCTGCACGGCTGCCATGGAGAAGGCTTACACGAAGATGATCCAGCAGATCGTCTTCCAGGGTGCTTACGCTTCGGCTACCAGCACTGTGGCCAGCTCTGATTGGCAGGTTGCTGGTAACGCCTCCAAGGCGGTTATGAATGCCAAGGTCGCCCTTGACAACCTTGAGGTTCCTGCCGAGGATCGCTGGCTGCTCGTGTCCCCTGCGATGACCAAGTATCTGGCCCTTGAGACTGCGACTTATGCGCAGAATATGGGCACGGATAAGGGCGCTCTGTTTGATGGTTTCGTGGGTTACTTCGGTGGCTTCCGGGTCTATCAGACGCCCTATCTGGCGGGTGCTGGCACCGCTGCCGCCCCCTGGGAGGCGATGGCTGGCCACAAGGATGCCATTAGCCTTGCCGCCAATATCAAGGACACGGCTGTTGTGGACCTGCGCTCTGCTGGGCACCTTGCCGACGGCATTATCTTCAATGCGCTGTTTGGCTACGGTGTGACCCAGCCTGACGCTCTGGTTCGCCTGCGCGCTCAGACTGCTTAATTCAACCACGGATGAGGGGAGGGGCTCCGGCCCTTCCCCGATTCCCTCTTGAGGTCAACATGGGACCGAACGAAATCACCATCAACGCCCAGCGATGCTGCAAGATCACCAATACCCTCACGGGACAGGAGATGACCCGTCCAGATTCTCCTGGTAGCTCCTATTGGCGCACGCTCTTTGAGCGGGCCATTATGCGTGCCAACGAGTTTGAGGTTGAATACGACGCTGAGGCGGCGAAGCAGGTTATGGGTGAGGTGCTTTGGAACGAGCGAGAACTCCGCGCCAAGAGCATCCCTGATCTGCGCAAGATTTGCAAGAAGCTCAACACGACGGGTAGCGGCAAGGATGAGATGGTGAAGAACATCCTGCTTGCCCAGTCCAATCTTAACTAGGAGGAATGATGGCTGTAACGGTTAGGCTGCTGCTGAGTAGGGTCAAGCCGTTCCGGCCCGACCTCCCAGATGAGTACGCGATGCACGGGTTGCGAACTGCCATGGCGCAGATTGCGACCCGTTCATTCGCTCTTACCGTAACTGATCCTTGTGAAGTTGTTTTGGCTGGGACTTACCGGAGTGACTGGTCGAACAAGAATAGCACTCGCACAGTGAGAATCACAAAGGTGGAAGGACTTTCAACCTATAAGATTCGCACTGAGGTGGGGATCTCCAGTCCTATGCGGTTCCTTGGGATGCTTGACCCAGTTACGCTCTCTCCGTGGCCCCTCGTTAAAGAGGTAGGCCATGTTGCACCGGACCCAGAAATGAATTATGGGTGCTACTACATAGTGTCACAAGACCGCTATGACGAGTATTCTGGTAGGTGGATCCAATATGGCGGATCGACTCATGCATTCCCTGCGGGTTCCCCACCGTCTCGTTTCGTGTCTGGTGACATTTATTACAGTAATGGTGTAGATTGGGTGCTTTACAAGCCCCATTCGGATGAGCCAACGTCCAGCTCTGTGGATGCCATGGCCATGATTCCCCAGGCGAACAAGCCCAGCGTGGAGTTCAAGGCCCCCAACCTACAGGCCGGGAGAGACTACCTGCCCCATACGTGGTGCCAGCAGGACGGGGAAATCGTATGGATGTATCCCCCAAAGGAAGAGCTAATCGTTCGGGTGACGCGCTGTATCGACTATGGGACGGCTAGTGACCTTGACATGGACACCATTGAGATCCCAAGCGATATCGAGAGCGTCATGACGGATG